TTCCATTATCCGGAAGTGCTGCCGGCGTGTTTCCTGGAAGTGCCGTATTTCTGAACTCCGCATCGCCGCCGTCCTCGTATGCTCGCATCTGCTCGATATTGTCAAAATCGAGGTCGATCAGCTTGCACAACCGTCTCAGCACTGTTTTCTTGTACATTTCACCGGTGGAACTTACCCACGCCTGGCTGTTCGCCGCCTTTGAGTACGTATTTCTGACATTCTCGATTTCTTCCTTGCCCATGGTGTCATACAACATGGAACCGTCCTTGAACACCACAATCGCAAAAGCTCCGACCAGTGGCTTATTTGAGAACGGGAGTGGTTTGTAAACAACATTCTGTACCCCGGAATCTACCGATTCCTCGAAGAAATCCCCCTCACGTACCACCTTTGCGAAAATGTCCTTTATCTCATTCTTGCTGTACCGCTTGCAGAGTTTGATTTCGCCCTTGTAATCCGTCTGAAACTTCATTTCTCCGCCATACGGGATTGCGTAACATTCCCCGTTGAAGAAATCCAGCCCCAGGAATGCTCCCTTTGCCAAGCAGATAGGGATTGACGTATAATCAATTTCCTGCAACTGCTTTTTCTTTTTGCTGTCCCGGAGCATATCCCGGATCACGGTAATACTGTTCAGGATAAATCTGTCCTGGTTGAAACCCTTGGGAAGTGCCCCTTTGTTTTCAGTGAGCTGCTGTAGCAATCCTTTCTGGATGCCGTCCAGCCAGTCTTTCGTTGTTGCCTGTGCCATGCTCTTTTTCCTCCTGTCTGAATATTTTTTCTATCTCCATCGCCGCAAGGGTAACGGAGTTGATAGCTTTTCTTGTAATCCATTCACGGATTACGTCCGGTAATAAATAAGGCATATAGCTTTCGTCTTTTCCGGAAGATTTTGCTTTTCTTCTGGCGTAGTTCACAGCCTCTGTGTATTCTTCATTATCCAGCCGGAATCCATCCGCCTCCAGCTCTGCCCGGATTTCCTGATATTCTACAGCCACCGCTTTACCTCCTCCTTAATTTCCCGGTACAATGCCCTGAGAAGAAACATGAACGGCAAAACCGTCCATTCACTTCCTACCGCTATGTAGCCTCTTTCGTGATAAGTGTATCTGACCGCCAGTGCTGTCAAGATTATTCCGGCTGCCAGTATAAGCCAGTTTTTAATGATCCACTTCATGTCCTGCCTCCTATCTGTAAAACCTGTGGTTCCCCACCTGGTAAAGAAATTCCAGATTTCTACTATGCCAGCTTGCCCGGTCGCAACTCTCAAAGAACAATGCTCCCTGGCTTTCATCCCAGCCATATTTCACAAGCTCCAGTGCCTCATAACAATCTTCATTCGGCGTTGTGGTGTAGTATCTTCCGCCGTCCATAGTTACCGAAAATTGACTTTCCTGGAAAACAACATCCTCGATACTGTCCGGGAAATCATTGCTCAATACACGGTTGAGTACCACCAGCATTACAAGAGCTTTCCCCTCTGTGCTTTCTCCCTCTGCTTCCGCCATAGCGACTTTCAGGAGAATTTCTTCCTCGTCTGCATCCCAGTCCCGACTATAAATAAGGCTGTCTGTTTCATCCGCTGTGATTGTTTCCGGTGTGACCGGTTCCTTGGTATCGGTTGCTATTGTGTTTTCCGAAGTAACAACTATCCTTTGAGCGTGTGCCGTTTCATTCTCGGCAGCTATTCCTTTTACGGTAATTGCCAGAAATATCATGGAAGCCTCAACCGCCAGAATTTTCAGTGTTCCTTTACGAAGCATTATCAACACCTACTTTCAGCGGAGTAACGAAAATTCCCAGATCAAGCTCCGGCTGGTTCTTAACCGCTTCTAACAGGTCGGCATCTGTTTCAATGCCAAATTCTTTTTTCATAACCTCTCTCAGTCTGTCAATAAGTTCCATAACCGTTACCCCCTTTCTGTGAATTTTTCTGCAAGCATCCTAAGCTCTGATATTGTCTTTGCCAGGTTGTCCAACGATTCAAGTATTGCATCCAGGTCTTTTCTTTCCTCGGCATCAATATTTCCATCCGCCGCTATGGAAATAAGCCTCTTTTTCATTGCGTGGATTTCTTCATCATCCAGCCCGTCCAGGAGCCGCACCGTGATTCCTTGCAGACTGTCTATGTTTGTTGATACCGGTAAGCCTTTTCCTATAGGACATTCTTTCTTGCAATACATGTTCTTCAGTTCCGGAGCGTGGTAAAGGTCAGCCATCATAACCACCGTATCAACCGGTACGCTCTTGGTTATCCCCAACTCATGGTTTGCCAGTGTGGACGGGGAAATCCCTAAAAGCTCCGCAGCACTTTCCCTACTATTCAGTTTTTCGTTGTACGATGCCGCCTTTTTCCTACAGGCGAAGTAAACGTTTTCATTACAGTTTGTACAGTTACTCTCCATGTTCCCTAAACCTCCGTTACCGTATAATATCCTTAGACTTGTTATTCGCTATCTGCATCCGGTATTTGCAGATAGTCACTAATCTTTTTTACGGCAACTGGGCTGTATACCCTGCCATTAAGGACCGAAGAAACGTATGGTCTGGTCAATCCGAGGCTGCTTGCCAGTTCGGTGACCTCTAAATCCATGTCGATCATCTTCTTCTTTGCTTCCTTGCACCAGGGAGACAACTTTTTTGCCATCCAGATACCCTCCTTTTCTTTACATTTGTGCGGTTTTCGATTAAAATGAAAGAGATTATGTTTTTACGATTGTTTTTCGTTCTCAAATTCATTTTACATTTGTTACTTTAGCGTACTATGGTGCGTTCTGTCAAGCAGAATTTTTCTTTTGGTGCGTTATTTTTTGGAGGTGCGTATGTTTTACGACAACATTTACAAAATATGCAACGATAAAGGGACAACACCCACTACCGTTTTGAAAGAGCTTGGTTTCAGTTCCGGGAACGTCAGCAAGTGGAAAAACGGCTCTGTTCCCAATATCGAAATGTGCTTAGCTATTGCCAGGAAGCTCAACGTATCTCTGGATTATCTGATTACACTCGATGGGCCGGCTTCTGATAGTGCGTTGTCTGATTCAGACAGAGAATGGCTGGACATCATCGCCCATATTCCGGAGGAAAAACAGAAAATGTGCAAAGATTTCCTCCGTACCCACATGGTAGTCCCGGAGAAATACGCCGACCGTAAAAGGGGATAATAACCAACGAATATTTTGAATGGTTCAGGAATAACAAGAAAATACAGAAATGACGGAGGTGTGTTTATGGAGAACAATAAGCCCGTAATAGAGCTGCTGCTGAAAAGAGACGAGGATCCGGAAACCTTTGTCTTTGAATTGCAACGTCTCCTGATGTGCTACCAGGTAGCCAGCCGGGAAGATAGAAATGTGGTATGGGCGGCTCTAAACAAATATGCTGCTCAGGTAGATAAGATTAGCCCCGAATAGGGGCTTTTTCTGTTGGAGGGAATATATGAGTAGGACAACGAACAAAAGACCTGGAAAAGCCAAATCCGGACTTTCCAGAAAACAAAAAGTAGCAATCTATATCAGGGTATCAACGCTGTATCAGGTGGACCGTGATTCTCTGCCGATGCAGAGGAAAGACCTGATCGCATACGCCAGCCTGATTCTCGGTATAGAGGAATACGAGATATTCGAGGATGCCGGCTACTCCGGAAAGAACACTGACCGTCCGGCTTTTCAGGAAATGATGCAGAGGATCCGCAAGGGAGAATTTACCCACGTACTTGTCTGGAAGATAGACCGTATCTCCAGAAATCTGCTGGACTTTGCAGAAATGTACGAGGAATTGCAGGATCTCCGGGTTACTTTTGTCAGTAAGAACGAACAATTTGACACTTCGACTGCCATCGGAGAAGCCATGCTGAAAATCATCCTGGTATTTGCAGAGCTTGAACGTAACATGACCTCTGAGCGTGTCACAGCCACTATGATTTCCAGGGCGAACAGCGGTCTGTGGAACGGTGGCCGCATCCCTTTTGGATATGATTATGATCCGGATAAAACAGCGTTTTCCATCCGGGAGGACGAGGAAAAGGTCTGCCAAATGATAAAGAATGACTACATGGAGCATAAGTCGCTCGTACACACTTCCCGGATGCTCAATGCTTCCGGTTACAAAACAAGATCCGGTGTCGAGTGGTCTCCTACCGCTGTCTGGATCATTGTCTCCAGTCCGTTCTATGCCGGTATATATCGCTACAACCGATATAAAGGAACTGAGCGGCGTGTCGAAAATCCGGAGGGCGAATGGATTATGATCCAGAACCACCACCCGGCAATCTTCTCTCTGGAGGAACATGAGAAAATGCTGGCCATACTGGACGAGAACTCACGCAACCGTAGGTCTGTAGGTCAGAGACACCAGACCGAACGTGTGCATATTTTCGGAGGCATTGCTTACTGTGGAAAATGTGGAAGCAAGATGGTTTCTACTCCTGGCAGACTTCATGTGAACGGTTATCGTCCAACAAATTACAGTTGTCCGAAGCATCGAAAGACCAAAGAATGTGATAACCCCACTGTGTCGGATACCCAGGTAGGGGAATTTGTCATAAACTATATTCTTAACATGCTGGGGGCAAAGAAAAAGTTCTCTACGATTGAGAATCCGGAGGACCTGGAACGCTGTCTCCTATACGGGAACACCTTTTCAGAGGTTGAACATATAGACAGCAACGGTCTGAATGAGTATTTTAATCTTCTTTCCAGGTACAGCTCCGATGATTCCTATACCTTTTCCGTCAAAAAATCACGAAAGAAAAAAGCAGAGGTTGACCCGGAGGTGGCGGCTCTGAGGAAAGAGAAAGAAAAACAAGAACGTGCCATGAAAAGGCTCCAGGACCTCTATCTGTACTCTGATACCTCTATGTCGGAAAAAGATTTCATCATCCGGAAAACGGAAATTTCAAAACGCCTGGAGGAGATCAACGCCATGCTTGGTATGGTTGCTAGAAACAGCGAACCCTCTTTATCTGACGAGGAATTTGTCCGTCAGGCAAGCCACCTGTTAATCTCCAGGGAGCTGCAAAACAGGCAATACATATATTTCAAGAATCTGGCTCAGAACGTTTCCCCGGAAATTCTGAAAGCATACATGGAAACCGTCCTTGATTCCGTGCTGCTCGTGGACGGGCGTGTGTCCTCCATCGTGTTCCGGAACGGTCTGACCCACAAATTCAAATACAAATCGTGACCGGCGTAAATTCCGGCAGCAAAAAACCGGCAGGAACATTTCGATCTTGCCGGTTTCTTTATCACTATACGGTTATGCCATTATCCCACAGTTCCTCACTTGCCAGATCCAGTGTATCATCCCACACTACCCCGTAACCGCAACAGCTTACTTCCGCTCTGCAGAACAGTTCTGGATTGTTTCTCATTTTCTCAAACTCCGGGATTTCATCAAACAGAGGTTTTACATCGTACCGCTTTACCACTCCACCCGTGAACTCTGCCTCCAGTATGAAATCTTCCAGCGGTGTTACTCTTTTCAGTACACCATCCACAATACCACCTCCATCTATGCTGTGGCTACCAGCCCCTCTAATCGAGGGGAGGCAGCTTTTTGTTTAGTTGTTTGGTTTCCCACATTTCCAACAGTTCGTCTCGGTGTATCTCCCACCATTCCATAGCCATCTTATGGGCTCTTTTTGGGAGATTACCTACAAGTACCCGTCCTGTCCTGATGTCGATTGATTCCATCTTTCCGCCATATTCTGCGTGGAAGTGTGGCGGCTGATGGTCTTTATTGAACATCCTGATTGTGATACCGTAGAACGTTGATATTTCAGGCATTTCCGTAGCTCCTTTCCTTTTGATAACTTAACTTTAGCGTACAGAAAACCTTGTGTCAAACCTTATTTTGCTGATTTTTTATAAAGTTTACGTTTGTAACATTCCGGTGTCATTGTATAAACATGGCATCCCGGATATTGAAAGATTGTAACCATAATGTTACAAATGTAAACAATATCCGGGATCACATGGGTTACTCATTCTCAGAATATTTATAAGTACCGTCCTCCTGGAGCGTAATTGTGCCGGTTGCGTCCACGATACAGCCCTCATTGTCAAGCGTTCCGTAGGTAGCCAGGTATGAAAGAGAACCCTGGAACTGGATGCCGGTACCGTCTCCGCATGAGATTGTTACCCAGTTGTAACCGGAATCCTTTACAACCTCGTTGCAAAACTCAGCAAATTCTTCATTCGTGGTAGCTTTCAGAAGCTCTTTATCCACGACAACCTCAGCCCATTTTGTATCGTTCTTTTCTTCATGCTCCGTTACTGGTGCAGTCATAAGAACATTGATACTCTCAACCTGAGCGGTCTCTGCCTTTTCCGGTTCCTCGCTTACAGCCGGTGTTACCTCCTCTGGTTCAGCTTCTGTTTCCGGAACGCTCTCAGGTTCCTTAACTTCGGTCTCCTCTGCTTCGGTCTGCTCCTCAGTTGCTCCCTCTGTCTCTGTTTCTTTGTTGGCTGCCGCCTCCATGCCGTCTTTCACACCATCACTGAAACCGCATCCGCAAACAGATACTGCCATCATAGCCACCATTAACCATACAACCACTTTTTTCATACTTCATTTCCTCCGTTTCGTGTATTTCGTTGATTATACCATGCAAACCTATTTTTGCATAGCAAGATTTTATGTTGCCGGCATGAGTGCGGGCTGTGCTGCTCCCGGATCCGCTTCTTTATGAGCCTGGGAAAGTTCCGGATTGTCAAACACATTCCCCACCAGGTAAGCGTAATCCTCCGTAGTACCCAGCGGCATAGGTTCTTTTACCTGGTAAAGCTCCTCTACATCCCTGGAGACTGCAAAGAAGCCGACGCTTTCCATCCATGCCTTATCTGCCGGGCAAAATGCCATATACTTCCCGTAGCAAATCTCGAACAACAGATTGTCCGGATTCCGGTACACATCGCCCTCAAACAGAACATTCCCCGGTACATCGTGCCTATCACAGCATCTGGTGACCGTTTCCGGCTCTAATTCTTCCCAGATAGGGAAATCTTCCTCGTACCGCTCCAAAGCCTCCTCCCAGCCATATTCCATGGCGAGATAGGCTTTTTCAGTCAATCCTTTATCTTCCAGACCGCACCCCATCGCCATGCCATTGTACGCCGGTCTCTCCGGCTCCAGATTCGGAGAAACCAGGGCAAAAGCCCTGTTTCCCATGCAAACAACCGTTCCAATGATCCAGGAACCCGTCTTTTTCGATTTTCCTCTGTATAATTCCATGCTAACCTCCTGATAGAAAATCTGCCCCACTAGGGGGCAGGATTTTAAGATTTACGGATTACGAAGCCAGGGGCTACGCCAAACGAGTTGGATGCGTTGCCGTCGCTGGCATAGCCGTCGCTGTAGACATTGCAGAAGTTGGTGGTGCTGCTGGCGTTCGGAGATGCCAACCACCTCCATGTTGTGTCTCCATCTTCATCAACAACAATACGGTTCGTTCTCTCTTCGTAGAACGGAAACTGTTTGTCTACCCCGTTGTATTTTGCATAAATCTCCTCTCCATGAACCTCGTACTCGGACGGTAGAAAAAGAAGATCGTCACACTCCAGAGTAGCACCATTCTGAATCTGAATAGTTTTCTTAGGTGAAAGCATTTCTACCAGTTCATCCGGAAGCAGAGCCAAGATTTCGCTATTCAGGTATTCCCTCATTTCGCAATCTTTCCAGCCTCCTTTGTTCGTCCACTCTTTGTTCATCCGGTGATCTTCCCCGACAGTGTTGCGGAAACAGAAAATAACTTCACCGTTCTGGTATAAGTCTACGGCCGCAACCGCTATTACAGCTCTACTGCCGTCCTTTAAGATTTCCTCAATCTCCGTTCCTGGTTTCAGCTGCTCAGCCGATTTCCCGGAATTGATGATTTCCTGAACCTCTTTCCATGTGACATTGCTCGTTTCTGTTCTTTTGATAGTTGCCATTTTGCAATCCTCCTTAAAATAATTTTTCCTGCTGAAAATCTTTTATAGTAAACTGCCTCTCGTAATTCATCCAGACAGTTTCTACCCTGTTTCCTCCGTATTCAGCATTTGACCGGAACTGCTCCTTGTGCCAGCCTTTTAACATGCTGTCGTAAAGCTCCGATTCATAGCCGCTTATCATTACCATGGCTTCTGAGCTTTTCAGAGCATCCAGTAACTCCTCATGGTCTGCATCCGTCATTTCATGCTTGTACTGTTTTGCTGTCCTGGTTCCCAGGATATACGGAGGGTCTATGTACATGAAAACATCCGGATAATCGAACCTCTTTATTACTTCCAGTGCCGGTCTGTTGTCTATCTGGACACACCGCAAGCGTTCTGCAGTCTCCAGGATAACCTCCGGCAGATTGTACCAGTTCCGGAGAGCGTACATACTCTCCCGGCCGTGTACATCGTTTTTCCAGCCCACCCGGTACCCATTTGTCCGGAACCCGTGACCTTGCCAGCATGTAGTCAGAAAGTCAGCCGCTCTCTGGAAATTGTCCTGCTCCTCATTTGATGTAAACGCTCTCTCATACTCATGTCTGGAATAAGGCGTTGTTGCAACAATTCTGGCCAGTCTGTCCGGATCATCCCGTATGCAGCGGAACAGGTTCGGTACGTTGTTGTCAAGGTCATTTATCATTTCAATTCTGCTCGGCTCCTTTGAGAAGAAAACGGCTCCGCTCCCAAAGAACGGCTCCAGGTACGTGTGGTGTTCCGGAATCCTTGCTACAATCTCTCCGGCAATCCTCCATTTACTCCCCGGATATTTCAGAACCGGTTTCATCGGGACCAGCCACCTTTCTCTCAAAGAAACTCTTTACAACCTCGCACACCGCTCTTGCCTTTGCTCCTCCGATACCACGGATATTCTGCATTTCTTCCTCCAGACCGATCAGATCCGGAACCTCTGCTGCTTTTTCAGATGCGGCTCTCTCTCCAGCTCTGTACCCGTTCTCATATACTGCGTTCAGATACTCTTTCATGTCATTGTGATCCATCTTGCGGATGCGATCGTACTGCTTTCTGTTTAACTCGTATTTTTTCATGTCCTTTTAATCCTCCACCATTTCCACATACAAATTACCGATTGCCTTGTTTTCCTGGACTGCGATAATGCTCCTGATCTTCCCTACCGGTTTTCCATCATAGCTTACTCTGTACCTGGTTCCTGCCTTTGTTGGGTCGGTATTCGGGAGGCGTTCCATCTCCACCTTTTCCAGCTCCCACCCAGGACCTACTACTTTGTCCAGGCATGATGTAATAGCCGCATCCGTTGACCTGGCTATCTGCTGTGCAAATTCTTCGACCGGAGGAAACATTTCCATGCCTCCAGACTGCGTTATAGCCTCATTCTGCCTTTTTATTGATACTCGTGGAAATTCCATGCTTTATCCCTCCTGGCTGATTATTTCGTCCATCTGGGAAACAATCCTGTCTGCCTCGTATGACGGAATAATTCCCATTTTCCCCAGGCTTGCCACGAACCGGACACCCTTTTCGTAATTTTCTGGAGTGTTTGCACCGAAGCACTCCTCTACGGCATCCTCCAGCGGCAGACCATTTTTGCCTCTGTCTTTCGTCAGGTACTTAATCAACGGCGATATGTCATAACCTACGAACGTGATGTATTTCTGCCCCGGTTCATATCCCCAGCCCATCGGCTCCCAGCTCATTGTATTTTCCTTGTATACAGGTTTGAACCTTTTCCCATTCAGGATTACTTCCCCTTTCCGGACATATTCCACCTTGATTCCTGCCGCCTCCAGCTCCAGGAGGTGCTTAATAAAACGCCCCCAGAGCTTGTCAATCTTTCCTTGCTTCGAACAAATATAATTCATTTCAGACCTCCTAAATGTACTTTGCGTATTTCTCACTGATAGATGCCACCCATTCCAGATCCAGCTTATCCGGGTATGTACTCCAGGCGTTCTTATAGCTGTTCCACCACCATCCACGAGATTTCAGTGCTACAATCAGCTGCCGTTTCGGTCGCATCAGGAATTTTATATAAACCCTGTCTGCCTCTTTATATGCCGTCATGTTGGCATCCTCGAAAAATACCTCTTTCCGGATTTCCTTAATTTCTCCGGCAAGCGACTTCTGGTACAGCTTCGCAATAGTGCTGTTCTTGCGCCACTTATATTCTGGGTACAACTCCTCGTAAATCCGGATGAAAGAGGCGTTATCATACATTGCCAATTCTGCCAGGTGGTTTGTAGGATCACACGGATTGTCCGGCTTCCTGCAGAACTCAATCAGCTTCAACAATTTCTCCGCCTTATCGTTTTTCTGCTGTCCTCTTTTTATCTGATCTTCCAAGTCTTTGAACCACTCCGAAAAAGCTGCGGAAAGCTCCAGGATTTTATCTGACTTATCCAGCTTCCTGGAATTGTACTTTGCTGGGCCTGCCACCATTACGCTGACATGCTGTGCCTCATATTTCAGCATTTCACTCCATTTCTCATGCAGTTTATCCAGGATGGATTGCTTTTTCTCCTCTGAGATCGGCCAGGACAGCACTCTCTCCACATACACCTGATATTCATGCTCGGATATATCGCCCCTCTTTCCGCCAAAGCTGTTACTATTCGCCCTGTGAATCAGGTCTTTGTTTAATTCTTTTACTGCTATGCTCATTTCCTACACCCTTTCCACATAATCCACGCTGTTTGCCTTGCATCCGAACTCTGGACACAACGACCGCCACAATTCTTCCAGCTCGCTCATGTTCTTTGCGTCCAGCTCTGTTTCATCGTTACCGTTAAAACCAATGCGGTAGGTCTGGGCGCCGGTATCACCCACGACCACGCCTTTTCCTGCTTCTCTGATTGTCACTTCTGTACCTCCTCCAGTAACGGAAAATGATCTTTCAAAAAGAATTTCACCAGCTCCGCATCTGCGAGTGGCAGAATATCCGGACCGTTCTGCAGTCCGAAAATGATGTCTCCAACAATCGGCGTTCCGTGGTTCTGGATGCCATAAAGGAACGAACCGACAGCGTTTACCTCTCTGTTTTTCACAAGTCCGGATTCATCAACAATCATTACAACCGGCTCACGAAACAGGTCATACATGATCTGGGTTTTTACGGTCTCTGTGCAATCAGCCCCGATTGCCTTTCCCCAGGAGCCAAGGCTCCAGTTCGGAAGCTCCTCAACCGATATTTTGTTGTCAGTAGTGATTTTTACTGTTTTTACCATGGTTTTCCTCCTAATCTCCTATGTAGTACCGCTCCTCGTAGCCATCCTCGTACACCTTTACATCATGGTACGGGTCAAGCCTGGTCTTTGTGATTCTTCCATGAACCGGATCCCGGTATTCAACCGGTTCCGATTCATCCTCTAACTCTCCAGTCACGATACCCAGGGCAATATCAATGTCACTCATTCCAGCTTTTTCAGCTTCTTGCACTGTCATAGGTTCACTCCTCCTCATAATCTTCATAGTCAATGTTCGCCGCTTCACAAATGCTCTCATAATCCGAACCATTCTCGTACATGTTCTTAATAACCTGACCGTGAACAGTGCCGTACCACTGATTGATGTGTCTCTCGATTTCCGCATTTAAGCGATGATTTCCTCTATCTGCCATCTACTTTCCCTCCTCCAGAACGATTTTCTCCTGGTACTCATACTGCGCTACCGGTGTGCTATCGCAGCGGTATCTGTTCAGCCTCCAGCCGCTATCATACGGGCGGAACTCCATGTAACCGTCAGTGCTGATGCTGATACTGGCAGATTCCCCGAATGGACTTTTTGCCAGTGCCTCCCTGATCTGTTCGATTAGAGGATATACCTCTTTTGCCAGTGCTACGAACTGCTCTTTCTTGTTTTCCATTTCGCTGATTTTTTTCTCTTTGCTCATTTCTCTACCTCCTAAAAATTGTAATCATAAAACTCATGGCGACCTTTGCTCAGTGACAGGTTTCCTGGCTGACCGTATCTCTGGTATTTTCTGGACCAGTGGAACGTGTACTCCGTACCGTTTTCGTCCGGCTGGTAGGTGTATGTCTGCTCGTCCTGGTTTGTACAATGTGCGGCGAATCCTCCAGGAATCCACTCTGGCTTAAAATCCGGATTCAGCGTTGCCTTGTCTCTGCGAACAGTGACGGTACTCTTTGTAACCTTTATAACGGTTGCGGCGTATCTGTCACTCCAGAGGTTCACGGTAACACCATCGCCCACCTGGATGCTTGCCGGTGTCAAATAATGCTCTCCGAACTGTGCAACCTTTTCTTTAGCTCCCCGGAAACAGAAACTGGCAAGTTTTCTATTTCCGTTTTTCAGATACTCAGCTGCTCTCTGGAAATGTCTTACGATTTCACTGTCCTGGATGATGTATGGTGCGTTGTCCGGGTCTATTGCCCGGATAATCACTAAAATACTGCTTTCTTTCATGGTGCTACCCTCCTATTTATTAACTTCCGGGTCGAGAATTAACAAAATACCCTCTATTGCATACGGTAAATCATACGGAACAATTCCCTCTTTGTTTGCCTGGTCGAACATAGCGTTAATTCCTGCTATCTGCCACTCCTCGATTTCTTCCGGATTCTTCTGAATGTACTTGTGTACTCTCTGACATGATTTCAGACAATTTTTCATGCAGCGTACATTATTTTCTGAGCAGTCAACCATCATAACCAGCGTGTCGGGATTCTCGACTTTTTCCTTTTCAAAGTTTCTACGGTTCTCCTTTCCTTTTTCCTCATCGTCAAGCATCTCTCCGGCAAACCAGAAGCCTAACTTCTGAATACGTGTTGACATTTTCTTTAAGGCTTCCATTTTTTCGGGTGCAACCTCTGGCTCCGTCTCCTGCTCGATCCAGATATTTACTGTTTCTCCGGTGCTGAGATTAACTTCCAGCCTGTCGTTCAGGTCGCAAATGTAATCGTAAAAATGACCGTCAGCGGTGCTTCTGAAAATCGGGTAGCCGGCTCTCTGGCTACTCTCCTCGTCCTTTGCGTAATCTGTCGGAAAAATCTCATTTGCCCTGTTCCATGCTTCCTCTGCACTTTTTTCTCTAAAATGTCTGTTTGCCATCTTTATATCCTCCGTTTCGTGTGTTTATTTTCCTTTGGTGTGTTTCTA